ATGGAAGATGCAATTCAGACCTATGAAATCAATGATATTGATGATATAGGAAATATTTTCGACCGAGTTATTTCAGGCGAAGAAATCCACATTGAAAATTTGAAGTTAAACTTCTTAGAAAGTATTGATTTCAAATTTTTTGGTGATGAAGATAAGTATAATGGTACTCTGCCTGCAGGTTTGGCACAGGGTATTTGTGAATTTCAAACTGAGATGTACAAGGTTTTTACTCTAATCAAGTACAAAACCTCTAACTTACAGAAGCTCACTGCTGAGGATAGAGAAGCTGCAGAGTTGGTTTTTACTATCAAACCTGGCTGTACAGAAATTATCACCTCAGTTAAAGAACTTATTGATTCCTTTGGTAACGCATTTGAGAAGGTAACACAAGGTATGAGCCCAAGACAGAAAACAATGTGTTTCCTGTTTGCTGTCTTAGTTTTAGGCGGCGCATGGGTCGGTACGTCCTACTTAGATCATCAGACACAAGTCGAAACCAAAACTATTGAGTTACAACAGGAAGAAGCAAAACAGCGAGCAGAATCCGAGCGGATGACAATTCTACGCGATGGTATGCTGTCTGCAATAAAAGCACATGAAGGTATTGATACGATAGAGCGCGCCGAAGGTATCCAAGAGCACACCGCTAAGGCATACACTGGAGTTCTTAAAGGTGCATCTGATGCAGACAAAGTGACGATCCGCGGGGCCAGCAATATTGAACTTTCGCAAGGTCAGGTTCAAGAAATCATCAAGAACCCAATTGAAAAGGCTAAGTCAGAGCAGCAAACATTGGAAGTTGTCATTGATAGTATAAAACGCTCAGCCGATAAGCTAACGTTAAGCTGCCATGAGCCAACAGGTGATGATTCATTCCCGATCTATGTTGATACCAGTTTTATCAATGACCCTGATGAAATAGGCTTAATTTTTGACGCGATGAAAAATAATAAAACGGTCAACATCCTTGGTAGTTACAAGATTAGGTCTGGTGTGATAGAACAAGGTAACGCCTCTACAATCTCACCTCCTTGAACTTCAAACCGGCCAATGTGCCGGTTTGTTATTTCATTACAATCCCTCTTGGGTAACATTTTTATATAGATAACAGTCTTAATTTTTGGTAAGGCACCATGCTCACAGAAAAACAGTTTTTTGAACTTATCAAAGCATTACAGTCATCCAATTTCTCAACCACAGAGATTTTGGGGTTGAGCTTCGCTATTATTATTGTAGCTCTCATAGTGAACTTTATTGTTTCTTTTATAACTGAAAAAGCAAAAATTTCTGCTACCAACGCTAACTATGAAATACTCAGAAAGCAGTTAGCATTAAATACAACAACTATCAAAGATATAGAAAAAAAGATTACTTCTGAGTTGTGGATTTCTCAACAAATCTGGCAAAAAAAGTACGATATGTATGAGTACATTTACACACAGTTACTTAGTATAAAAAAATGGGCTGATAATGAATTTGAAATTATTGAGATTCACATGATGCCAACATATGTAGCCAATAGTTATCAAGGATATTTTAATCAAGAACAAGAAAAGCAGTTTTGGGATGAAGTACAACAGGCTCACGAAGACCGTGATAAAGCACTAAACGATGAAGATCTAAAATTAAAAAATAAAGAGCTACAACAGAAACTTAGCCTAGCCTTCACAGCATTAACAGAGATGATGTTAACTAAAGCAGTTCTTCTTAATAAAGAAGTAACAGTTATTTTAAATGAATTGATTGAGAATATTGGTACAAATCCGTCCCCACAGGAATATGAAGAACCGGATGATTATGGATACAGAATCAAGGGGGCCATGGATAAAGCCTTAGAAAAAATAAGAATTAATGCTTTATCTGATTTAGAAATAAAAAATCCAGAATGTTAATCCCCGTCATGGGGTGACAGAGGGATAAAGTTCAATTTCTCTTGCGCGTGAAATGCGTAAAATCAGTAACGGCTGGAAATCATTCAATACTCGCACTATCGAAAGTTCACCAGCCAACCGCAGCACGTCCTGCATACGTCGTGTCTGCGTTTTTTCTTTTTCACTTACATTGTGTCTGGTTCTTCCGGCCACTCAGTATCCGGTGCTACTGATGTATCAACGCGATTCAGCAACACCCGATACTTCTTCCAGGCTTCCAGCAACGAGGTTTCTTCCTCCGTTGCATATACAGCTCACCTTTTTTCACCCACGATTAACCAACAGCCAGACCAGCAGACACGCCACCACCGGCACAGAAAAATCCATCAGGCTTGCCACATCCCATGCACGAGGATCAAAACCGCCCCACCACGGCATATTCATACGCTTGCCATGCCCGAACATTTCAATCCAGCGATATTCTGCCTGGGTATGTTCGCGCGCAATGAAGAACGTACAACCGGCTATCGCCCCGTAAGCCCAGTTCCCGGTAAAAAGACCAATCAATAGCTGCGCAGCCGCAGCACAAAGCGCATGAAGGAAAGGTGTTATATCCATTTTCATCCTACCCAATAAAACGGGGCGCTCGGCCCCTTAATATTATTTAGACGCAAGCGCCGCCTCAATTGCAGATAATCTTTGTCTTAATTCTGCGTTTTCTTCTTCCAGTGCTGTTATTCTGTCGTCTGACTCTCTGGCTACCTGAACAAGCAAGCCAGTAACACCAGAATAATCTACTGTGTAATAACGTTCACCTTCTTCACCTTCCGATCCGCTCGCACCGTCCTGATATTTCATTGCGGAACCTACAACTTCTGGGATTGCTTCCAGAGCTTCCTGTGCAATGACACCAGCATAGGGCATACCGTTTTCTTTAAGCGTGTATGTATAGCCGTTCATTTTACGGATGCGGTCGGTTGCATTATCGATCACCTGAATGTTGTCTTTCAGATCCCGGTCGGAATGCTGGTTAAATGCGGTGGCATGACATGCACCATTAACGCTTAACATATAGGTGTTATCGGTATTTTTCTGCGCATAGAACATATAAGCGCCACCATCAACACCGACTTCATAAACAACAGGACGGCTGGAGTTGCCCCACAATTGAGCAGTAACACCAGCATAAGCGGTTCCCTGTGTGTTTAATGTCATGGTTGACCCATGATTGGCATATTTGATCTGTAATGTGTCGGTGTAATCAAATTTAATAAGCGCGTTACTTCCACGCTTGCTGTATGACATAAGGCAGTTACCCATTTTGAGGTATCCGCTGTCACCGGGAAAAATCATCGTACCGCCATAAAGGTTGGTAAAGTCCCAGCAAATGTTTGTCCCGTTATCGTTCAGGTTAAGGCGCGCCATTGCGTTACCTGGACTGTCTATCCATTTTTTGAGGTATAGTTCGCAATACGCATCCTCAACACCTGCCGTCCTGTGAGTTGAGCGGAGTTTTCTCCCAAATATAGCTCCGCTAGTTGGCAATACCTGCTGATACCATGAAGCAGACCAGTCACCAACGGTTTCATCTTTGCTGTCTACATATGATTTTGTTGCGTAGCTTCCTTGATCGTTTTTTAATTTGCTAACGTCGGATTTTAGCGTTTTGATGTCATCAGGAATTACTGTCGATGTAGCCATTTTTCTTCCTCACATCCAGCCACGAAGTTGATGCTCAACAGCAACCACGTATTCATCGAATATTGATGGTGTTTTCACATCATTAATGATGCGCACGTTTACAAAATATCCGTCGTCCTTAACACATACCGGTTCGCCATCTTCATTCAGTTCTCCGTTTTCTTTGTACACGTTACCTATCACGTCAATAAGAATATCATCCTGCATCGACTCGTCATCATAATAGCCAATACTCTCCATAAAGGCCGAAAAGTCGGCCCTGTCGGCAAATTTGAGTGTTAAATCTTTCATTAGATTGACTCCCCCACCTGAGCATCAGTCAATGCCTTGTGCCATATTCTGAAATTCCTGACATGACCAAATAAATGACGTAACCCGGCTGTAGTCTGGCCTCCAATACGGATAATTGCGGTGTTCTGAATACAGGACCATGTGGTTTTTGTTTCGCTGGATATACGCCCGTTACTTACTGAGCACGTAGACTGATCTGACTTTACACGCATCCCCATAACCATTTTTTCAAGCAATGCGTTTTCGTTTACCCGTCTGTTAGCTCCTCCAATATCGCAATAAGGAAATCCGTCGTAATCTGCTGAAGAACCGAAGCCAAGAATAATAGCCGCTCCGGTTTGATGACCGCCGGTGTCAAAAACACGCGGCGCTGCATTTGGCGTTTTATACCAGTTCTTATGTACCTCACAAAGAACCGTAAAAGGAAGATTATAAAGATTATTCTTAATGGGAACTGTAACTATATCGCTTGCGCGGGTCGCCGCCGTCGTTCCTGATATAATAAAAGATGATACACAAGGCCCATTTTCTACTTGTGGGGTGGCCAGATAAATATAGTCACCAGATACGGTTGCCCCGCCCTGCTTAGGAGAATACTGTATCTGAGAACCTATTTTTAACTCCCCATCAATTGCCTGAATTGTTGCCTCTGCAAAAATCCATCCGGTAGCTTCGTCCTTTCTGACTCTCGCTGTAATCCTTGAGGCAGCGCCGCCTGTCATATTAATTTCAAGCGTTTGTGTATCAATATACGCATCACCAAGAAAAGTTGTTGCGCTACCGTCATATTTATCAAATCGGATACGCAACCTTACCTGCAGTTCTGTTTTAAAACGACATGAGGTTGTCACGTATTTATTATCGCCTGAGACATCAACTGACTTTGTTGCAGCAATTGATGCCATATTAATGGCTGAGGTTTGCCCAATCAGAGAATCGTTACAGACAAACTTTCCATAGGTAAAACCAAAACTATCCGTCCCGGTTTCGGGAACATCCATATTTGACGATCGCCCCCAACTGGCAGGGTTTTCCGAATTGAGCATGTAGTTCGTTCTTTGCCCCTCAATAAGCAGGCCATCACGTTCAAATCGAGGCTCATCAATGGCAGCCTCTGTCAGCACACCAGATTTGTTAATATAGGTTGCTTTCGATGCACGTTTAAACTTAACAATCTTGTCGCCAGGCATCGTTATTTCGTCGTCACCAATAACAATCTTTTTATATGATGGCGAAAAGCCCGTAATCATATCCAGTGAATCGTTAAACGGTATCCACACATCAGGTAGCGGCTGTAAGACATATTTATACGGATCTGCTGCCTGGCTTGCATACTCTCTGGCTGCGTCTTCACTTGCTTTTGCAGCGGTCTGGCTTGCAGCGGATGCTTTCGCCGAGTTGGCCGCCGTAGTCTCGCTCGCCTTTGCGTTGGTTTCACTGGTTTTTGCAGCTTTTTGACTGTTGGCTGATGCAGTAGCAGAAGCCGCCGCCTCACTTGCAGAACTGGCTGCGGCACTCTCGCTTTGGGCCGCTGCATCCTGACTGCTTTTCGCCGCAGTTTCACTGGCTTTGGCATTCGTTTCGCTGGTCTTCGCTGCCGTCTGGCTGGACTTTGCGTTAGTTTCACTCGTCTTCGCAGCTTTCTGGCTGTTAGCCGCAGCAGTTGCTGATCCAGCTGCTGAAGTCGCAGAACCGGCTGCCGCGCTCTCGCTTTGGGCTGCTGCAACCTGGCTGTTTTTTGCCGCAGTTTCACTGGCTTTAGCATTCGTTTCGCTGGTCTTCGCTGCCGTCTGGCTGGACTTTGCGTTGGTTTCGCTCGTCTTTGCGGCTGTCTCGCTATTTTTCGCGTTGGTTTCTGATTTTTTGGCTGCTGTCGCGGAGTTTGCTGATGCAGTCTGTGAGGTCGCTGCCGCCTGTGCACTATTAGCTGCATTCGTTTCTGAGGTTTTCGCCGCGTTCTTCGATGATGCCGCTGCAGTTTCGGATTTCTTTGCCGCCGCTGCGCTCTGAGAGGCGGCTTCAGCGTTGCGTGCCGCTTCTTCCACCATTTCCTCAAAACGACGCAATGCCTCCGGCATGACATCATCTTCCGTCATGGCACCGAGAAAATCATTCAGCGTACCTGGTCTGGAGCCTTCATAGACGGTAATGGTCCCGGCATGTGAAGGCGGAAAACCTTCAACCAGCAGGATGACGCTGTACTGGCCATACTCAACATCCATGCTGTAACGCCCGGCTTCATCCGGATTTTCAGAGGCCACCGTGTTCACCAGTACCGTGGTGCTGTTACGCTTTGCCTTCAGTTGAATAGTGCAGTTCTGTATTGGTTTTCCCGCACCATCTTTCAGCACACCTGAAATCTGTACTGCCATACTCACTCCACAAATAAAAAAGGCGCCATTGCTGGCGCCCGTATTGGGGTTATAAATATTTCAACGGATACTGATACCGGAAGCAGCTTTTTTGGTCACAATCACCGTACAGTCTGTGATGTTTCCTGCGCCCTGATTGCCTTTCTGGAAAATCTTAAACTCCAGAGTGACGTTACCACCACCACTCGGCATATCAATAACCGCACTGTAACTACCGGGAATGGCTCCTTTAGTTTCTCTGGATGCGATTAATACGCCATTTTTGCGAACTTCAAAACCATAACCCGTGTATCGCGTACCTCCCGGGTTATTACCGCTCCCCGGATCGTCATACGCCACACCGTTAAAAATAATGGGCGGAATAATGATTTGGCGGTCAAAGTTATGATCATCGTAAATGGTGACTGTAACCGTCCCGTTTGGTGTTTCCGTGTTACCCCACGTACCAGCCTTTTTCGGGAATGATTTGGATACAGTTTTAACGAAGTCACCTCTGACCTGGTTCGCCTCCAGCATGCCCTTAATCGTACAGTTTTCATTTACCGTGACATTATTGAGCGTCCCGGAGTTCGCATTCACGTTACCGCTGATATCAGCATTTCTCGCCGTCAGCCGCCCGTCCGGTGTCAGGGAAAATGCCGGAGGATTACCGCCGCTGGTAATGGTGGGAGCCGTCAGATACTTCAGGAACACTTCGTTCATGAATATCTGGTTGCCCTGCGCCACAAACATCGGCGTTTCATTCCCGTTTGCCGGGTCAATAAACGCGATACGGTTAGCGGCAACCAGGAACTGGCTCAGTTTGCCTTCCTCCGTATCCTCCATGCTGAGGCCAAGCCCCGCGACATAATGTTTGCCGTCTTTGGTCTGCTCAATTTTGACGCCCCACATGGCATTCCATTTATCGTTGGCGTCCTTCCACTCTTTCGAAAACTCCTCCAGTCTGCTGGCGTTATCCTCCGTCAGCTCGACTTTTTCCAGCAGCTCCTTGCCGAGATGGGATTCGGTTATCTTGCCTTTGAAAAAATCCAGGTAACCTTCCGCATCATCGCTCGCCCGACCGACGGCCTCCACGAATGCCGATTTGCCAACGGTGTTCACACTGCGGATATAAAAGTAATAATCATGGCCCGGTTTGATATTGATACTGGCGGCTATCCAGTACAGCGCCGTACCAAGATAGCGGGCTGTGGTTTCAACCTGCCTGATATCGGTAATCCGCTTTTCCGAGAACCAGAACTCAAACTGTACCGTCGGGTCATAAACGGCAAGATGCGGCGTGGCGGTTATCTGAAAATAGCCCGGCGTCAGCTCAATCCTCGACGGTGCTGCCGGTGCGGCAATCCGGAACGATACCGACGCCGGATCGCCCTGCTGTCCCCACGCATTTACCGCCCGGACTGTCAGCGTGTACCGCCCCAGCGCCAGTTGCGTGAAGCGGTATGTGGTTTCCGTCGTCCGGGCCGTGCTGACCAGCCGCTCACTGCCGTCATCCGCTGCCACGGTCAGGCGAAGCATAAAGCTCACCCCCTTCACCACCTTCGGCGTGTCCCAGCGCGCCAGCACCTGATATTCCCCGCTGTCTGCGGTGACTTCGGCAGTCAGGTGCTGCACCGCTGGCGGCGTGACACCATTCACCGTGCCGCTCTGGTCGCCGTCAAAGTGCGCCCCGTTATCCACGATGGCCTCTTTTTCCGGTACATGCTGCACGGCAGTGATGGCATACGTGCCGTCATCGTTCTCACGGATACTCACACAGCGGAACAGGCGCTGGCGCAGCGTCGGCAGCTTCAGCCCCCACACGCTGTACTCGGCAACGCCGTCAGGAACCCGGCTCACTTTCACCTTCACGCCGTCGGTGACGGACTGGACCTCCACGCTGACCGGATTGCCACTTCCGTCAACCAGGCTTATCAGCGTGGTACCGGAGGATGGCAGCGTGATTTCACGGTCGAGCGTCAGCTTCCGGGTCTGGCTGTTCACCGCCAGCACACGACCACCGGTGCTGATACCGGCATAGTCATCATCACAGATTTCAATAACATCGCCCGGTACATGGCGAAGCCCTTCTGCGCCGACGCTGAAATCCACGGTCTGCGTTTCCAGCAGTTCCGTTTTAATCAGCCACAGCCCGGCGCGGTGTGCCTGCCCCCGACTGGTACAGCCAAAGGCATCCATCTTCGTGACGTTACGACCGTAACGGGCAATGGCCTGCGTGTCCTCCACAAGCTCTGTCGCCGTCTCCCAGCCGTTATCCGGGTCAATCCAGTTCACCTCAACGGCATTATGGCGGTCCTTCAGGGCGCTGAAGCTGTAGCGGAACGGCGCGCCATCATCCGGCATCACCACATTACTGCGGTTATAGGTCCACACCTTATCCGACGGTCGGTCCTGCACGAACGTCAGCGTCTGCCCGTTCCATACCGGCATACAGCGCATCGCCGAGCAGAAATCGCTGAGAACATCCCACGCCTTACGCTGCGTGGTCAGGTAAGCGTTACAGGTGATGCGCGGCTCCGTGCCACCAAAGCCATCCGGCACCGACTGGTCGCAATTCTGGCCGATGACATACAGCGCCCATTTATCCACATCCGCCGCACCAAGACGTTTCCCCATGCCGTAGCGCGGATGGGTCAGCATATCCCACAGACACCAGGCCATGTTGTTGCTGTATGCCGGTTTAAACGTTCCGTCCCAGATACCGCTGTATTGCCGCGTCTGCGGGTTATAATTCGACGGCACCTGCAGAATACGCCCGCGCAGATGATAATTACGGCTCACCTGCTGGCTGCCGAACTGCTCCGAATCCACCTGCACGCCGACCAGTGCCGTGTTCGGGTAGCACTGTTTCACATCGATGATTTCGGTGTATGACGACCAGAGCGTTTTGTTCTGCAGCTGGTCTGTGGTGCTGTCCGGCGTCATTCTGCGCATCCGGATATTAAACGGGCGCGGCGGCAGGTTATCCACCACCACCGAGGCCAGATACTGCGAGGTGGTTTTGCCCTTAATGGTGATGTCTTTTTCCGTCACCCAGCCACCATTACGCTGTATCTGAACCAGCAGGCGGACTTCCGACGGATTCCGGTCCCCCTTTGAGGTGGTTTCCACCAGTGCCTGCACACCGAAGGTAAAGCG